CCAACGGGCTGGGGAATCGGCATCGGAACTTTCCGACGTCTACACCTCTATGGGTCGCGACTCCACCGAGATGATCCGGGCGGCAGGAGCGGCTTCAAAGATCGGGATTGCCGGGGAAACCAATCTCCTTCGATTCACGGCTGCCTCCCGAGACTTCGGATTCGTCACCAAGACCAGCGCTGATCAAGCCTCTGCGGCCCTTTCTGAACTCAGCATTGCCCTCGGGTACGAGACTCCGGAGCAGGTTGAGCGCCTTGCTTCGGGGATGACCACACTCTCCCGAAAGACGAATGTATCCGCCGCAGAGCTGACCAACCTCTTGCAGCAGGTCGGCCCTCTTTCCAACGCCATCGGTGTTTCCGAGTCGGCGGTAATGGGCCTCTCTACTTCTTTGGCTCAAACTGGATTGAGTGCCGGACAGACCATTGGTCCGATTTCCAAACTCATGCAGATGATGCAGTACTCGCAACTCAGCGGGCATGCTCTCGGTCAGACCATGGGGTTGACCGGCGAGGCGTTCGATAAGTTTGCGGAGGCCACCCCTGATAAACAGGTCGAGATGTTCATGTCCCAGCTCGGCAAGATGGACAAGATTCCTGCGGAGGCCACCTTGGAGGGGCTTGGGATTGCGTCCGGGTTTGCGGCGACGAAGATGTGGGAGGCGGCTAAGAAATCGGAGAACCTCACGACCTATATCGGGTGGGCCAATGAAGCGATGAAGGATAACACGGCTCTCGGCAACGAGTCCGCGAAGATCCAGAAGACCTTGACCTATCAACTCAGTGAGCTGGGGAAGCAGCTGAAGGCGATCTACCAGATGGCCGGTAAGGCGCTCATGCCTGTGCTGTCCTTCATGGTCCAGGCCCTCCGGGGTTTTCTCTACGTCGTCATGGTGATTCCGAAGCCGATTCTGGCGGTTGTGGCTGCCCTATCAGCCTTGGGCGCAGCGCTCCTCACAGGGGCGTGGCTCGCCAAGACCAAGATGGTCGCCGGGACCATGAGCCTTGTGGCGGCACTCTGGAAGGAATACGCCGCTGTGGGCGGCCTCACCGGGCTCTACAAGGGTCTGACGAGCGCGAGGATTGTTGCGGCTGCCTCTGCGAGAGCGGGGAAGATGGGAGTACCCCTTAGGACCGGGATGCTCACGGGCGCGTTCGCGAAGGGGGCCCCGAAAGCGGTGGGTGCAGTAGGAGCCGGGGCCGGTACGACAGGCATGATGGCGGCGCTTGGGACTGCCGCGGCTGCGCTCGGTGTTTCGATTGCAGCTCTTCTTGGGATCATTCTCGCCGTGATTGCGGCGATCGTGATCATGGGAATCATGATTTACAAGGGCGTGAAGATGTTTAGGGAAGGGGAGGGATCGGCCAAGGCGTTCGGGGCTGCTCTTCTGCTCCTGACCGGTCCCATCGGAGCCTTCGTCTTAGGCATGATGCTCCTGGCGAAGCCGATTAAACGGTTCAAGGATGAGGTGGTTAATGCGCTGACCCCTCTCTATGAAATGTTGGTGAAATTTGAGCCCGTCCTCTATGCGATCGGGGCTGTTCTCCTCCTTACTGTTTTGCCCGCCCTTGCTCCAATCGCTGCTATGTTTGCCGTGATTTATCTCTTGATGCCTCTTGTGGTTGGGATGATGGAGGCGTTTGCTGAAGTTTTGATGTGGGCTCTTGAGCCGTTCCTTCCTCTCGCGGCAGAATTGGGTGCTCTCTTCAAATGGATTGGAGAAGCGCTCGGATCCACCAGTGATGAAGGGTGGGGTGTTTGGGAGGTCATGCAGGGACTTGGAAAGGTCCTGGGGTACATCGTGTTCGGCCCCCTCGCCGCCCTCATCAAGGGCATTGCACTGATCGGCGAATTGATCGTGATGCTTGTGTCCGATATTGGGAGCGTCGGATACGCGCTTGCATGGCCTTTCATTTGGATGTGGGAGAAAGCCAACGAGGCCTTCCAATGGGTCGCGGACAAGTTCATGTGGCTCGTGAACAAAATCATGTCTCCGATCGAGTGGATCTATAACCTCTGGAACACGACGATGATGAAAATTAACAGCGCGATCCGATGGATCATCGGCCCGTTGAAGTCGGTCGCGGATGCATTTTGGAAGATCTACACAGCGGTGAGTGGGGTTTCGAGTGCTCTCTTCGGATCTTCTCCGTGGCATATCAAGGAGTCCATGGAGGGGGAGGTCATCCCTGCCTTGAAGGAGACGGGGAAGGGATTTGAGGGTATCACCGATTCGGCCATGGGTGTCCACCAGGTTGCAAAGGCAAAGGGCGGCGTGGTGCCCAAGCCGAAGGAACTCAGCATGGCCGAGCTTGAGGCTTCCAAGATTGGGGCCGCTGGAACAGCTGTTACTTCTGGATTGTCTGCTGTGGGAGCTGCGGGGCCTGCCGAAGGGCCTGCCGAGATCAAGGTTTCCATTCCCGTCACGCTCACTCTCGATGGAATGGTGATCGGCAAGACGATGGTCGAGCAGCTAATCAACCTTCGCGAAAGGCACATGAATCCGCCGGGGTTCCCCATGCGTGGGGTTGAACCGGCATTCTGATAGCGCAAACGGTTTGCGCGGGAGTTGATCATGGGTAAGGACTACACGGGTGAATTTTGGAGCATTGGAAGGCTCCGTGGGCGTTATCAGCCCGAGGACTTCACCGAGACGCAGAACCTCAAGCTGAAGGATCTCATCACTTTCGGTGCAGTCTCCCGCGTCATGTTCGCAGGATGGGATCCTCGCGAAGTCACGCTCTCCTTCATGGTTGACTCCGTTCATAGAGGTGACACGCCGGATCAGGTTGATACCCCAAATTCGAGGTATCTCAATCGGGGAGCGGGAACTGGTGCCAGGCAAGTGGATTGCCCTCTCAACGATCCTGAGGAAGTTTGGAGGTATATCCAGAGCATTCAACGTCCTTTCCCTCGTCCGACAATCATAAGGCCGGTTAACGTTTACATTCCAGGGTGGGGGGATCACGGGAAAGATGAGGTTAAGAACGCCTATATCACGAATGCATCTATTAAGCGGACCCATATTACACCGAAAGGAACACAATATCATCGCATCACTGGGGCGAGCAGAGCCGTTCGGGCAATCATCACCGTCACAATGAAAGAGGCCGTCTTCTTTACGACGGAGGACGCTAAGAAGAATAAGGTTCCTACGTTTTGAGGTTGGGATGATTTTCAGGGGATCGAGATACGAGAACTGCCGATACACGGGGATCATCGGTAGGGACGGCAAGGTGCGGAAGTTCATCCATGGGAGGGATCCGCTCAGGGCCGAGGATATGATCGAGCCCATCGTCATTCATTCTTTTCAGCGAGGAGAGGTGATCGATGAGATTGCGTGGAGGGCGGTAGAAAAGTCGAGGCTTTGGTGGGTGATCGCGGACGTCAGTAATGTGATGTTCCCTCTGGAGATTGAACCCGGCGCTGACCTTGTAGTTCCGATGACTGAACTCTCTGCGAGGGTGGATTACTGATGGGACGTGGTATTCCTTGTTTTCCGACGATAGGTCTTGGGAGAGGGCTCCCTGTTCCGATTGTCATTCCTGACGTCGGGATCCTTGGAAAGATCCCTGTCCCTGGATCGACGCTTCTTTCCTCCACCTCCAAAACTATCACAAAGGCGGTCCGTGCCTTTCCAGATTTCTTGATCCTCGGTTTTAAGGCTGTTGATGGAGTAGTGAAATCGGTCTTGCTCGATGAGGTTGCGGGGTTCGGCGTGTCCGTGGCTAAGATCGTCTTGAATAACGTCAATGGGCGTCTCAGCAGGACGATTCACGCGAAGGAGCAATCATCGTTCCGGGTTTCACTCGGATACCAAACTCCTGGGCAGGCCCAGCACGGGACGTACATCGTTCAGAGACCGAAGTACCGATTCACCGCGGGTGAGCAGCCGATGGCCGTCGAGATCATAGGGTACGGTGAAGCGGTCAAGTTGGGAGCTACGGAGCGTCGAGAGACCTACCGGAAGATGTCTGATGCGGACATTGCACAGCTGATTGCGGGCCGGAACGGCATGACGGCGGACGTTGATACGACGACGCCGGTCTACGACCAGGTCCTTCAGGCGAACGAGAGCGATTGGAAGTTCCTGGAGCGCCGAGCGAAACTCTACGGCTTCTTGTTGTACGTCGATAATGGCACCCTCCACTTCCACAGGGTGCGTCCTCGGGAAAGCGGGATCACCGTGGCGGCGGATCTGGTGGATGGAGATCTCCAGGAGTTCGTCGTCGGTTCGAGAACCTTCATGCGTGGGGCTCAGCTCACCATGACGCAAATGGATCCCATCACGAAGGACGAGATCAATATCATCTCGACCGAAGCCCCCGATCCCGTTCAGTCGAGATTGAATTTCAAAAACTGGGTTCAACTTGTGAATATCCCGGGAGTGGGGCAGCCGAAGCGTTTTGTCGTTGGGGAGGGTCACAAACAGTCGACGCCGGAACTCACGAACATGGTGAACGAGATGGCGAAGTCTACGAGGTACGTCATCGCCGGGAGCGGCGTCATCCATGGGATCGAGACCCTTCGGGCCAACGACCTGATCACAGTCAACGGTGTCGGAAGATCCAGCGGGAAGTACTACGTCACGAGAGCCATTCATGAATTGGACGCGGGAGAGGGCTCCATGGGAGGGGCATATCGTGTCCGGTTCGAGGTTGTAAGGTCCGGTGCTGGCGAGAACACGGATCAAGGGGTAACCACCGTTCAGCCGCAGAGCGCCGGGACCGTATCTTTGTAGGTGAATGATGGGGTGTTGCGGGAAGAAGAGAAAGTCGGGTGTGCCCTCTCAATCTTCGAAGGTAACCCTGCCGAGGGATGCATCGAGGGCACCATCTCTGTCTCGTCCGAGAAGATTGAGGTCCGCCGTCTCCGTGGGGAAGCGTGTCCCCGATAAAGATGAGCCTTTCGTCGTGGAGATGGACAAGGTATGCGGGGTGTGCGGAACCAAGCTGCAGGCGAAGATGAGGTGGAGCAAGCGGCTCCGCCGACGCTACCCCGTCTCCTACTGTCCGACGTGTACCAAGGGTTAGGTCAATGTTTGTTGTCAAGATTATCGTGGCTGTGATCCTCGTCGAGGCCATCGTGGAGATCGCGACGACCGCTGAGATCTTCGAAGGGTTCCGTGGGTGGTTCGATGGCGAGGGCGATGAGCCGACCAAGCTCGGAACGTTCGCCCGTTGCGGGTACTGCCAATCCGTGTGGGCTGCATGGATGGTTGCATACCTCTTGAACCTTGAGGGAGTGTTTACGGGGCTGGCATGGGGCGAGCCTCTGGTCTGGGGCCTCTTGATTCACCGGGCATCGAACATCTGGCACGAAACCGTCTCACGGCACCTCGCAAGGGCACCTCTCGCGCTGTTCCTGCGGTCCTGGAGGCGAGAAGAGAGGCCACCGCGACCCGAGAAGGGGGGAGACGGTGATGGAGCCGTCTGACGCCATTTCTGGGCTCCACGGGGAGAAGCGGTACTACGGAACCTACCGGGGATCCGTGGTGGATAATAATGATCCCCTGCGGATCGGAAGGGTGAAGTGCCGGGTTCCCGAGGTCCTGGGCATGACGATGATGACCGATTGGGCCTCGTTCAAGGGCGGCCAGTACGGGGGAGGCGCAGACAGTGGCGTCTTCGCCCCTCCGGATTTACTCTCGGCTATCTACGTGGAGTTCGAGAGTGGGGACGTCAACCGGCCCTTGTACTCCGGGACCTGGTGGGGGCAGAGGACCGGGCAGCCTCCGGAGCCACCGGCCCTCTCCCGTGCGGACGGCGATACATGCTGGATGACGGATCCGAGCACGATGGCCCCGAAGGGGACAGACAAGTTCAAGAGCCTTGATGACCAGAACCAATGCCAGCCGCAGTCGCCTCTCCATGTGAACGGCGGACCGATCTACCCAAACAACAAGGTCTTCAAGACGAAGAACAATGGGATCACGATAGAGGTGGACGATACCCCCGGGAAGGGGCGGATCCACATCTGGCATGGTCCTTCGAAGTCGTGGGTGGAGATCGATGCTCAGGGAGAGCTTTCGATCCGGATGGCCGGGAAGTCCTATCGGCTGATTGATATGGACGACCGGCACCACGTGAAGATGAACCGGCACTCGATGGTCGAGCTATCTGAGACGGTTCGGATCGGGACCAACCGCCTCACGGCAGTGGGGGCCAACGAGAGGCGCGAGGTCGGAGGTACGAGAGATACGTTTGTGACGGGGCCCGAGCAACGGGTGAATGACGGCGGCCTCAAGGATTGGGTTACGGGTGAGAGGGTGGACGTTATCCAGGGGAATTACACCCTCTGGGTCATGGGGAACTTCAAGGTCAACGTCGTGGGGAATTACGAGAGGACGGCTGTGAGCATCATCGACAAGGGAGCCACGATCGATCACAAGTTGGGGACCGTTACGGGATCTCCTCCTACGCCTCCGACTCCGCCGACGCCGCCGACCCCGGCTACATGTCCTCCTGTCCCTACTGCGTCCTGTCCGCCGCTGCCACCCGCACCATAGGAGAATAGATGTCTACGCCGATCGAGAACGAGGAAGTTTGGAAGTCTATCGTGGCTGATCCGGAGGTGCGTGCGTGTCTTCGGAGGGTGGCGATGTCGGTTCTCTCTGAAATCAGTCCTGAGTCGATCGAGATTTATAGGTCTCAGGTGGAGACTTATCACGGACTCGTTCCCAAGTACAAGGCGAGGATCGATGCGATCGATTCCGAGATCGGCTGTCTCGACGTTTTGGTAGAGAAGCTTCCTTTGGAGGGGGAGGGTGGAGCCTTCAGGGGAATGCTGGTCCAGAAAAAGGCTGCCTTGATGGTCGAGAAAGAGGAGACGATCAAGAAGGCCGAGGAAGTTCCAGGGCAGGCAGAACCGGCGGAGAGACTTCTTCGGACAGTTGAAATCCAAGTGGCGAATGCCAGTTTCTTGATGCGTGTTATTGAGGATGCGGAAGATGCCGAAGGTGGGATACATCGGGTCGATGACGAGCCACGGGGCCCTGGTGATCACGGGCCCGCTCCCGACTCCATACGTGAAGTGTGATTGTGGTCCCATTGGGAAGGTCGGGGATATGGTGGCCGCGCATTTCCATGGCTCGGTTCCCATCCCTCCGAATCCTTTTCTGAATGGATCGCTGGTGTCCAAGGTCGAGGGACTGGGCATGCTCCGGGTCGGCGACACAGCTACGTGAGGGGCGCAAATCATACCGGGTCCGTGTGACCCGAATACATCATCAGATTAGGGAGGCCTCCAATGGCCGGGATTTACGAGTTCTTCGAGGGGTTGAGTGACACGCAGTGGGACGGGATCGTGCGGGTGATGCAGGATCTTCAAGACAGCGCGTCTGGAGAGAGGATCGAGAGCCTCCGGGCCTTCCTTGCTTCCCTTACGAGGGAGATCGACAACATCAACCGAAGGCGAGATGCCATCGGGCAGAAGATCGAGAACATTGACGTTCTACTGAGGACGCTCGACGAGTACGTCCGGAAGCACAAAGACAACGTGGAGACGGTTCTCTTCCGGTCGGTCCTGCTCCTTTGGAAAAGCCAGCTTCGATCAGAGGTCGCCTCTTTGCGTCCTTCCGAGAAGCTGGATAAAAAGTACGATACAGAGAGGAAACGGGAGCTTCTGGTGCAGGTCGCCTCTCTTGTTTCTTCGATCAGTTCCAAGATGAAAGACGCCCAGGCCGAGAGGTCGGACGTCCAGGTTGAGGCCAAGAGGACGTGAACAGAAACGACATCATCGGGCGAGGATGGGCCTTCCCCTTCAGGTTCACGAAGGTAGGGAGGACCGGCAAGCTGGTGGGAGTCTCCGACGCCTCCTCGCTTGAAAAGATCGCTATGTCCATCCGGCAGATTTTGGGAACAAAAAGGGGAAGCCGGGTGATAGATCGTGACTTCGGGACTGACCTCAAGGAGATCCTCTTCGATCCCATCGATGAAGTTTCCGTGGCGAGGGTCCGCTTCACAATTATGGATGCGCTTCAAACCTGGGAAAGGCGTGTTGATATTTTGGATGTGGATGTGAGCATTGATCGCGTCAAGGAAGGGATCATCGACGTGGAGATTTTTTACAAAGTGATTTCTACCCAGCTCGAAGGGAACCTGGTCTACCCTCTCTATGTTACTGATGAAATGCAGGTGGTGGGCCAGCTGAACGTGTAGGAGGAGAACCTTGGTAACCTATTCAATTTCAAAGGTGAGCAACAGGATCCCGCCGATCGACTACACGAGTCGGGACTTCGAGGCTATCGCTCAGGATATGGTCCGGGCCATCCCCTTCATAGCTCCTGAGTGGACGGACCACAACCTCTCGGACTTCGGCATCGTCCTCCAGCGTCTCTTGGCCATGGTTGCGGACACGCTCCACTTCTACATCGATCGCAACGCCAACGAGGCTTTCCTTCCGACGGCCATCACGCGGAGGAGCGTCATCAACCTCCTCCAACTCATCAATTTCCAGCTTAACAGCGCTGCTCCCGCGTCGGTGGATGTCCTCTTTTCCCTTCAGGATCCGCTTACCGGAGACCTTCTGATTCCTGCCGGGACAGAGCTTCAGACTTCCTCGGATGCGACCGATGGCCCTATCTACTTCGAGACCTCGCAGGACGCGATCATCCCGGCGGCAACCTTGGAGGTTTCGGCTCCCGCTGTAGAGGGCCGTACGGTCAGCGAGACCATCGGAGTCAGCATTGGGGTGCCGAGACAGCAGTTCGATCTCACCCAATCACCCGTGATTGATGGGAGTATCGAGAACTATATCGACGAGGGGGCGGGGCCCGCGCTGTGGAGCGAGGTGGAATCCTTCGCTTACTCCGGTCCGGATGACAAGGTGTTCACCACCATTCGGGACGAGGAGGACAAGGTCACGTGCCTCTTCGGGGATAACGCCCAGGGGAAGATTCCCGACAACGGATCCGAGATCGATTCGGAGTACCGGATCGGTGGCGGGGAGGTGGGCAACGTCCCGGAGAACACGATCAAGGTGATCAACGACACCTTAACTTTCAATGGTGTGGGCGTGAACCTGGCAGTGACGAATCCTCTCGCGGCAAGCGGGGGCGAGGATGCCATGACCATCGAAGAGGCCAAGGTGCTCGGGCCGCAGAGCCTGTTGGCTCTGAACAGGGCCGTGACGCCGTTGGACTTCAAGACGCTGGCCGAAGCCTTCCCTGGAATCGCGAAGGCGAACGTGGAGGTGGGGTCGGTTCCCCAGGATGTGACCACGGGGTGCTGCTGCCTCGTGAGGCTCACCATCGCCCCGACAGGTGGAGGTACGCCCTCCACCCAATTGAAGGCCGATCTTCTGGAGTACCTCAATGCGAGGAAGATGATCGGGACCTGTATAGAGATCGTGGATCCGACGTACGGTCCCGTGGACGGTGTCGGCACGATTCACATGGGGTCGAATTTCTCCATGGAGCAGGGAGCCCTCGACGTCGAGGACTCGCTCAACGCCTTCTTCGATCTGGGGAGTGAGTACGTCGACTTCGGGCAGCCGATCTATCTGTCCGACTTCTATCACATGATCGAGTCCATCCCCGGGGTGGATCACGTGGACCTGACGAAGTTGACCCGGAGGCCGGTGCCGAATTGCGGGCCGTGGTCCGGGGATTGTGAGATCACCGGATTCGGGATAGGTGATACCTCCAAGAACGAGCAATGGACCGTCACGATGCTTTCGGCCACGGATTTCTCCGTCGTCGGGAGTGTCAGCGGGATTCAGTCCAACGGGACCGTCAACTCGACGTACACGACCGATGGCGGCGAGCTTTCTTTCACGGTGTCATGCTCTGGACCGACACCGCCTTCTCCCGGAGACAAGTGCAAGTTCGAGACGAGCCCCAAGATCGACAACGTGCCTATGGGGCCGGTTGAGATTCCTACCAAGGGTGACTTCGTGTTCGCGTTCGTGGGTGGAGCGAAGCCGCAGAGAGTGTGCCCCGTATGAGTGACAGCGCGAGACGCAAATGCGTGAAGGAGCAGATGGGCTGGCGGTTGAACATGGTCGAGACCAACGCCAGAGCCATCGCCAGTCATTTCGACATCTTCAAGATCGAGGGTGAGGAGGCCGCGAATCTCCGAAAGGGGCTTGATAAGATCGTCGAGACGGTGAGAGCAAGATACAAGGAAGCCGTCAAGGGCGGCGAGCAAGCAGGAGACTAATAATGGCGTTCCAATACCCATATCCCAAGAATCTCGCGATCGACTTCGACACCGATTGGGTGTCCTCTATGTGGGACCAGTCGGAGAATCAGCACGAGGCGGTGGCGCAACTGGTTCACAACATGAAGGCGCAGGTGACCGTATTCATAGATCCGAGCGGTGATGGGGATTACGAAACGATCCAGGAGGCCTTCGACGACGGTAAATCCTTCCTCGTTCTCAAACCGGGAGTGGATCACGTGGGGGATGTGACTCCGCCGCAGACGAGGTCTTACTACATTGCGCCCTTTGGGGACCAGTCGCTCATCGGGTCCGATTGGAACTGGTGGACGGGGTGGCCCGGTGCCGACTATCGGGAGTCCACGAAGATCACGGGGAACATCCTTCTCCCGAGCGCACAGATCGAACCCCTGCGTCGGTCCTTCGTCCTTTCCAACGTGGACATCCGGGGCGACTTCCGTGGGCAGGACAACTGGAACGCTCGCTTCTTCAAGTGTGGCCTTTCCGGTGAGATGTGGCAGGACAACGACGTTACGGCCACCTTGGACGGGAAGGGATGCCAGTTCACGTTTGACAAGTGCTTCTCGGTTGTGAATCCGGCGACGAGCGATACCGTGCGATGGAGGCAAACCGGTGTCTACCTCGACATGGGTATGGGGGCGAACATTTACATGAGGGGGTGCGACTTCTCTTGGTTTGGGAATCACCTCGTCATGATGACGAAGCCCGTGTTCGAGCTTGCCGTCGACGACTCCTATCTGGATGTCCGGGACACCAAATTCTTCTTTTGGCTCCCCAATCCTTCACCTGACACGCTGAAGTTCATCGAAGTGCCATACCCGATCGACAATCCGCAGATTGGGATGTTCTTCAAGAACGTCCTTGTTGAGTTCAATGTTGGTCCGGTCGGAGGTGTCCACCTTCTTGATGGGAGTGGTGGCGAGCAGATCATCGGGAGTAACTTCCAGGTCAATTATGAGAATGTCCTTCCTCCCTTCCGGCTGGAAGGTGGGGGTTTTACCTCTTACGACCATAAGGGGATCGACTTCTTCGGAGGTCCGATCTATCCGCCAAATACGACGGGCTCCGCCATCTACCCGGTGTTCAGTGATATGGACTATGCGGGAGGGACCGGATGGCTCAACGTTCCGGGAGAGGGCAACGATCTCAGCAGGACGTCTTATCCCGCTGGCCGTTGGACCATCCAGAGCGCCATGGGTGGAGTTCATCTGGTAATGGGAAACCTCTTCTGCGCCCCCGTTGCCGTCAACTTCGGGGCTGGAGGTGCGACGTTCCCTCTTGGACAGGTTCTCGGGGATGACGACATCCTCGTGGGTCTCGCCTTGAGGCCTTCCGACCCTGTCACGTATTCAGCAGGGGTGGTCAATGTCGGGATCGGGATACCTCTTGATGTCGATAAACATTTGCTGACCCCGATGTTGTTCGCTACGAGCGAGCATGTGGAGACCCTCTTTGACCATAACCTTCTTGGGGCCGTCGACGATTTCTGGATCTCCACCTGTGACGCTGTTGGGGCCCCTATCGGTCAGTTCGACGGCGGCGAGATGATGGTTCTTATCTTCTTCCTCAGGCGTGTTGGGATGTACTTGTAATGCCTACACTCAACCAATCAAAGGTAGTGCCCGAAAACAACGTGAACATGCGTAGGGCGATGACCCCGGAAGAGGTGTCCGCCCTCGACGTAGCAATCGCTGCTGACGGTCAAGACCTGATCGACTTCCTCAATACCCTGCATGATACTGCGAGGTCTGAGCTTGCGGCGAAGCGTGCGGAGAGGTCCCGTGAAAGGGATCCTGCTGCGAGGAAGGTTCTCCACGAGGAGGCCCGTGCTATCATCCGCAAAAGGGTAGGAGCGCAGGCGTTCCTCAAGGCGATGGAATAGAAAATGGCGAAGTTCGGCGAGTGCAAGTTCGGGACATTCAAGTTCGGCGTTGGGACAGCCTGTTCCAGCGCCTTCTTGAGTATCATCGACGACCCGCGTCTTGTGACAGAGGCGACGGGGAGGAGGGGACTTGAAGGGCCTCAGATCGTCATCGAGTGGGGTGCCCCTGAGGAACCTCCGCTCGGTGGGCTCGTAAGGGTCGTAAGGAAGCTCTACGAGTTTGCAACGGAGTTTGATGATCCGGCTGCCCTCATCGTGTACGAGGGAGATGTTGGCGGCGGCTATGTGGCCGACCTCGAAGTCGAAGGATGCGTCTGCTACTACTACACGATCTTCACCTTCGATCCCTTAACGGGCAGATGGGTCTACTCTGTAGGAACCCAGATTTCCGTATTGGCCATCACGACAGGGTACTTCACGAACCGGCTCATGGAGCTTCTCCCCGAGCTTTATCTCGTCGGCGACAAGATGCTGGAGGCCGCGAACAAAGACGGTGTGATTCCTCTTTTTCCGACGTTCGACACTGAGAGCAAGGAATGGTTCAACATTCATGAGAACCCGGAGGATCCGGAACAGGTCGCCGGGGTGCTCATGGGGGAAGAGAAGGCGAGGGGTCCTCTCAGCCGGTACCTCAAGACTCTGTCGATCGATCTGGATATTTCCAAAGGGCTGATCGATTGCATGCCTACCCTCTGGGATGTGGATACATCGTGCTGTGACTCTCTTCCGGCGCTTGGGGCTCTGGTTGGCCTTGATGTGAACCGGGAGTTCCCCTGCACGAAGCAGCGGGAGGAGATCCGGCAGCAGGCCGCCATCCTCAAGATCAAAGGAACCCTTCAGGCCATCGAGGCCCGGGCGAGGCTCATCTCGGGACTGCGGGTAAATGTCCATGAGTGGTGTGGGAACATCCTGATCGCGAACCGGCTGGACCGGACGAGCGTGTACATCCCAAACCCCAACTTGGCCCTCAAGTACAGGCGGTGCGGGGACGATACGGATTTCACCCCTGGGCAGGAGATCACGTTTCAGTCCTTCACAGTGTGTTTTGATCTGGATTGCGATGACTGCCTCTCGGAGCAGGTCGTGGAGAAACTTCAGCGGGTCATGCCTCCCGAGTGGCCGGTTTGCCGAAGCGGGTATTTCTTCTTCGAGGGATGCGTGTTTACGGACATCGTCCCTGCGCCGTGGGACTCGTGGTGGGACGTAATTGAGACGGGTGGCAACAGGATCAACGTTGCGAGGATCAACCTCGGCAGAATCGGATGAGGTGAAACATGGCGGGATACAACAATACATGGGACGAATGGGCAAACCTCCACCTGCTTCTCGATGAGCGAGTTTCCGGATTCCTACGACGGATCATGAATTTCGTCATGGACGGATACCAACTCACGGATCCCACGATCGGGTTGGTTGTTGAGGTGGGCCAATTCGGGCTGAACTTCGCCTACGTCAACGGCTATGAGCTGAAGCAGACGAATTCATCTTTCCAGCCTCTCGTGGACGCCACGACGAATTACGTCTATCTCTCGTTCACCAAGACGGTGGATCCGGGCGGGGGCTACCAAGCCATCACTCTCGGGTACGTCGTGAACCAGACCGGGATCCCACCTGTGGACTCGATCAAGCTCGGGGAAGTGGACACAGCGGCGGGAATCATCACGACCATCCGGAACGAGAACAACAAGTTCCACCTCCATTCGTCCCAGATGGACGACGATATCGATGGCAACCTCAACTCCATCAACCGTCTCGTCATCCAGGCAGGCGCGGCCTACCCGACCATCCCAGCACCCATAGCAGGGGAGCTTTTCTTCCGGACGGACCTGCTTCAGCTCTACGTGTTCGATGGGGGCATCTGGCAGCCATTGACTCCGGGTGCGCCTCCTGGATCCCTCATCTTCACGGCGGATCCGGGCGGCCCTCCTATCTCTCCGGGTGAGATGGTCTACGTCGGACCGAATCCTCCAGCGTTTCCGCTCACGGTCACGCAAGCGATCGCCACGGCCATGGCGACGGCGGAGGTCGTCGGGGCCTCTCTTGGCCCGGTTCCTCCCGGAGCCCCTGGTCCCTTCGGTACTTACCACGGGAACGCCGTCACCGCCTTCTATGAGCTGGTGGCTCCTCCTGCCATCCCCGCCGTTCCAGGCGCGAAGGTGTGGCTCTCCAAGTTTACGCCGGGAGCCATTACCACCCTTGCTCCCCCTAACCCTACTGCCCGCAAGGTGCTTGGTGTGATCACCGACAACTCGGTGTTCGCGTGGCCTGGAAATCCATATCTCACGATTCTCTGGGCCCCTGAGCCTACGATCTGGGTTCCTTGATAGACCGAAAATGGAGCCGATGTTATACTTGGGAAATTAAGGATCCAACATGTCTTATCCCGCGAGAGTTATCGCCATCACAGAAAGCGGGGAGCTTGAGGCGCTCTCGGAGGACCAGCTCGCCCAAGCGCTGGATCTCAAACTGATTCTGGGACCATCTCTACCTGTTTTGCGCGATGCGGTTTACATTTCTGGTGCCGGGACGGTTGATCAGGCTGCGGCTACGACCCTCACAACCCCTTGTATCGGCTTCGTATCAACCATTCTTGGTGGAGGCGAGGTCCTGGTGAGGATGAGAGGGATTCTTACTGGTTTCGTAGGCCTCATTCCGGGTAAGATTTACTACGTTGACGATCTCACTCCGGGGGGAATCACGGTTACACCTCCGAGTGATCCTGGTACAACGATTCAGGAAATAGGGACGGCGCTTTCGGCGACAAATCTATTTGTATTTCCAGATCCAGATTACACTCAAAATTAGGAGGGTGACTTATGGCGAGTGGTGGAATGTTGGCATCCCTTGTGGGTGTCCCTACCAGAACCAAGCTGAGTTACGACGACGGTACGGATACGCTCACCGCTCCGAGTGTGAACTTGGATCAGAGCGGGGCCGCGAGCGTGTCGTATCTTGCCGATAGCATCCTAAACACGGATATCAACTGGGGCACCGGCTCGACCGAGGTCAGCGCCGAAGACATGCCCATCGAGGATGCCGGAGGGTACTACTCGACGGACAACGTCGAGGCCATGGGGCAGGAGATCGGGGCGCAGGTCCAGGCCCTTGCATCCGGCATCCAGATCAAGATGACGGTGTGGTCCAACCCCGGAGGTGAAGTCTTCGACGACGCCGACGGTGTGCGCCAGTTCCAGGCGGTCCTCTTCGGGGGACTCGGCGAGGTGGGCACCACCTTCGTCGTCGACGACGGAACCACGACGGAGACCTGGACGGGGGTGAGCGGGACGCCCGGTGCGAACGAGTTTGACATCGACGGTCCCACCATCAACGACATGATCCTTTCACTCGTGACGAGGATCAACGCCGACTCGGCGCTGGTAAAGGCCGACTACAGCCTCGTGGCGGATGTGGACGCGACGAACTACCTTATGTTCCTGGGCACGCAGGCGATCGAGGCCAAGATCTACACCTGGGGTAAGAAGGCAGCGGGCGGCGACTGGACGAATGGGCAACCCGAGTTCAGCGACAACGCCATGGACGCTGCCGCCGAGTTCACCGCGCTCGGCAACACCGACCCGGACGTCATGCAGTTCAACGTCGGCGTGGCGCAGGCCACCCTGGAGAACGGGTGGGCCTATCCTCTGAGGGGCGGCTTCGAGTCTGGGGCCATCTACGCCTACGACCAGGACGACGATCAGTTCACGATCTTCATCCCGCACCAGAACACGCCGATCCAGGCTGGGAACGGCATCACGCTGAACACCACCACCGACCCCGACACGGTCCTCTTCGACGAGGCCGCCGACTTCACCGCCCTTACGGGTGAGTGGACGGTAGACACGGGGTTCTTCATGGATTTCTCGTCCGCCGACGACGACGCCCTCAGGATCCCGACGGGGGACGGGGCACCTGATGTGACTACACACATCGGATCCCTCTACGGCGATTACACCGGCGATACCCTACACGTCTTCCTGGACGAGTGGCACACGGTGTTGGGGGAGGACACGAACCATACCGTCACAGGCACCCTGACGTTCAACACCGGTGGAGCGCCGTTCGCGGTTACAGGGACCACCCTGGTCTCCAACCTCAACGCCGACCTTCTGGACGGGGTTGAGGGGTCGGGCTACGCGACGGCGGCCCACATGCAGGCGAACACCGCCGGGGGTACGGCAGCCGACTCCTCGGCGCAGCAGGGTGCCACCTACCTCTCCACGGCAGGAACATGGGCATGGACAGGGGCGATCGTCGCAGGCGACACCTTCGTCGGAAGCGCGGCCAACACGATGGCGGCGCTGGCGAAGGGTGCAGCCCATAAGATCTTCAAGATGAATTCGGGCGCGACCGTTCAAGAGTGGGGAGACGCGGAACCAGCTGCGGGCGGCACCGGGATCGATTCGAGCGCCAAGCAGGGACCGGCCTTCCTTGGGGCGGCAGGGGTATGGGATACGGTGGGAGCGATCGTACAGGGCGACATGTGGTACGGCAGCGCGACCGACACGATGGCGGCACTGGCGGCAGGATCACCTGGTTTCATGCTCTACATGAATGGCGGGGGAACCGCCCCTGTGTGGGCCGCTCCTCCATCGGGAGCCATCGCCTTCGATACGATGAACGCACCCGCAGGGACCGACCCAGTTGCCAGCGTCTCTCAGACGCTGAACTTTACAGGCACCGGGATCACCGTCACCGGCAACTCGACCACGACCACCCTCGACTTCGCAGTGGACGTCGCCCTTCCAGCATCCACCGTCCAGTACTCGGGACTCTTCGCGGATGGGTCGGGCGGATGGTTGGAGGACACGGCCTTCAAATCCAACGCAGGGGCTGCCCAGATGCAGTCAGCGGATAGAACCACAGCAGGGGCTTTCAACTTCTGCGCGGCGACGGCAACCTCGATGGTCTTTGGCGCGAGCGATTGTGCCGGGGACTTCCTCGGGAACCTGACGGTCGCCACCAACAAGTTCTCGGTGGCCTACGACACGGGAAACACGCTGGTCGCCGGAACCCTCGGGGTTACGGGGCTTGCAACCTTCAGCGGTGGGGCCATCGTTCCCGACTCCCAGAACTTTACCATCGGAACCGGGAGCGACGCCGTCTGGTCCAGCGATGGGGCCAACGTGCTCTGCACCGTTGCCAACGGCAACCTCACGATCGACATCACAGGAGCGACGGAGTTCTTCTTCCTCGACCTCGGGACGGACACGGTCGCCACTGGAGGCGCGTTCCGAGACAACAGTGGGAACGCTATCTTCGAGTGGTTCGGGGATCAGAGCACCAAGTTCACCATCGACGACACAGACCCCTCGTTCGTCATCACGGACACCGGCGGGGATATCTGGTTCGAGGTGAGACCCGGGGCCGATAACAAGTGGACCCTCGGCAGCGAGGCCGACAATCCTGGCGGGTTCATCCTGGGCACCGGCGACCTGCTACTTGGGGATCCTGTGGCAGGGGCCGAGACCGCCAAGGTCGTTTACCTGGGCCTGACCCGGTGGACCCAGATTGGGTGGGAGGTGTACTGCGGGAACGGCAGCGGAGTGGCAATCGCTCAGTACGAGAACGTCAAGCTCATTACGGGTACTTACACGGTTCAAGGGTCGCCCGATCTGACGGACATCGACAACGTGGTGTGCGGGATCGCACAGACGGCCCTCGGCGACGGACCAGGTGATCCGGGGTGGGTTGCCTTTCCGGGCGGTGGGATGTGCTACGCGCATAACGGAGGCCTGGTTGCGATTGCTGCGGGGGATGACGTCTACTCGAAAGCTGATGGAACGATCGTCGGTGTCGCCGAAATCGACATCGCTGTTGTCATCCAGAGGCTCGGGAAGGCCATGCAGGCCATCGCGTCTGATGCGGATGGCATCATCAATATCCAGAGCAGCCTCGACATTACTGTATAGACGTGAGGCATGGGATTTGTGGTCATAAGTTGCCCGAGTGACAGGGCATTGAGAAAGAAAGGAAGTGCCAAGTGAGCGGCAAGCGAAAAAAAGGGGGTCACGTAGCGCCCCCCCAGAGCAAAACACCGAAGGGAACCGGGAAACTCAAGCTGGTGAAGGATCCTGTGGGGGATCAGGAAATCACCGAAATCGATGCCCTCAAGTTCCGGTTGGCTGTCCAGAAGGACAACAACGTTACGTCCTCCAAGAAGGAGATTGATGCGGAGCAGGCAGCTCTCGATCAGAAGAAGGAGACCCTCAGGCTCCGTGTCGTAATCGTGCGGCAGGAGAACATGAGGGAGATCGAGCATCTCCATATCCAGGCTGGCGATAATGTGTACGAGAAGGACGGGAAGTTCTTTCTCAAGAGGGCACCTCAGAATCCCGGGGGTCCTGGGATGCCGCCGGGCCTGCCGCCGGGTCCTCCTCCGACCCCCACACCCGACGGCCAGAAGGCCGGGGCGGGGGATGAAGGTGAGAGCAAGTAACTACGACGGACCAGGGCGGGGCGTCTAACGAGCCCTGTCCCGGTCCGTTTTTTTATGGGGGAAGCAGATGCCCCTTCTCAGCCTTGAGAGCGGTATCAGCTCACGGGTGGGCTTTGACAGTGGATCAAGGTTTGCCGATACGATCTACATCGGTGATCTTGACTCCAACGGCCAGCTCGGAGCGGGCGGGACCATCCTCAAGCAGGATCGCATCTCTATCGGCGGAGACGTCTCTGATCCGACGTCGCTCGTAGGCGGCGATCTGTGGTACAGGTCCGACAGCGGAGATCTCAGGTACTACAACGGGGCGTGGGGCATGTCGATGACGCTCCTTCAGGACCAGTCTTCGTTTGGTGGAGACGTATCCGGGGCGTACGGTTCGATCAAGACCCTTCAGTTGGACTGTCCCAATAGTGAGCATTATCCGTCCGATGCCTCTAAACTAATGTGTTTTGTGGATGAGGGTGCTCTCCCGAGTCCTGAATTGTATTTCACATATCTGAGTGCTGATGGACTTACTCAGTACTACACTTCTGGTATTCCTCTGACGGCGTATCTACCATGATCTTTGGACCAGACAGAAGCGGCGACCCCAAGAGGGTGGCGGAGGTCTTCCTTCCGAAGGAGAACTTCAACCCATCCGAGGAGATCCACGGGCGCTGGAAGGACGTGATTGAGAGAAAACTCCCTGACGGCACCGAAGAGGTGGTCGAGGAGACCGAATGGAAAAGCAACCTCATCGTCGTCGGAATGGGTGTGGTTCTCGCGGGGCTGCTCAAGGCGGATCCGGACTTCGAGGGCGGAGTCGTCAGGCACGCGGTGGGGCGCGGCAGTCCTTCATGGGATATGTCCGGGCCGCCGACACCGAGCTACGACTCAACGGCCCTTTATGACGAGTATTTCAGGAAGGCCCCAGCGGCCATTTCGTATCTGGATACGGGGGGTGCGCCGGTGGTGGGCCCTACTCGATCCATTCTGGTTCAGACGATCCTGGATTACGGAGAGGCGAACGGGGGAAGCGGGGAGTACATTAGGGAACAAGGCCTCTTCGGTGGACCGGCTACGGATACCCTCGGGTCGGGGATACTCATGAATTTGATCTACCATATAGCCAAATTCAAGAACGCGGGGGTCAAGATTACCCGGTACATCAACTTGCAATTTTAGCGCAAACAGTTTGCGCGGTGACGGGCGGAGGTTCCGATGGGAGAGAACAAGGCGATCATCACTCGCCGGATGTTCGATGAAGCCAAACGTTACGTCGAAACGGTCCTTCAGGCGGGTGTTCCTCTGGTCGATGCGGACTACAACGACCAGATGGATTCGACCTACATGCAGCTCCGTCGCATCATTCAATCCACCCTCGGCGATGGCGCTCTCGGCGACGCATTCCTGATCTCGCAGAACCTCCCGGATCCGGTCAACAACTTCATCGTCAATGGAGGCCAGGTTCCGGCGACCGTCGATCTGACGGTGAACGCGGACAAGACGGTGGACCTCCCGCAGCCGGGGCCGGAAGGCCTCTTCAACAAGGGCATGCACGCCCAGCTCATTTCGGACGAGACCTTCAAGGTCGGTGTCGAGACCTCTCCCATCTCAACCGGGATCACCAAGACGGCCATCGACGATGACACGCTGGAAGACTCGGCGGCGCAGTACGTCCCTGCGGCGCTCGTGGGGCGCATTCTCACGCCCGACCTGACCGATCCGGGGACCACACACGCGATCATCGCCAACACGTTGAATACGATCCAAGTGGGGGCCGGGATCACCGCGCCCGTCGGGGCCAACTATCGAATCGGCCTCTCGACGCCGGTGGGGGACCGGAAGGACCTCGTGTACCTGGACTGCTACCTCAACGAGATCGACTCCTCTGAGGATCCGGACCTCAAGCACACCATCGATTCCATGCAGATCGAGGCGATGCTCCGGTGGAAGCTGGTCGAGACGGTCAAGGTCGAAGAAGACATCGCCCTTCCGCTCGTCATGCCCTCGGGGTGGACCGACATCGACGGGAACCCGCATGTGGTGGTGCCGCTGGCCCTCATCGAGAGGCCCGCAGGACAGTCGAACATCACGGACGCGATGATCACGGATCTTCGTCGAAAGCTCTTCAGGCTGGACGAGATCGACGATCGGTATGTGAACGTGACCGGCGACACCATGACGGGCACCCTCGTCATGGAGGCCAATATCACGCTGGCCCTGGGCCGGAAGGTCCTGGGAACCTGCATCATCGACGCCGATGCCCTGTGCGAGGACACGGTAGGCCAGAAGCACATGAAGCGGGACTCGCACCTCCTCGGGAGTGCCGATCAGGTTCCCACGTGGAGCCAGGTCAATAACCCGCTCGACCCCAACCATTTCAAGGTCCACGACAACAGGTATTACGAGAAGTCCGTCATCGACGCGATGATTGGGGCCAACCTCATCTCCAACGGCCTGTTCGATGATGGCCTGGTGGGATGGGAGAATTTGGCTCCGAAGCCTCTCTACGGGTATCCCCCGATTGAAGCGGAACGCGTGATCGTCTCCATCAGCCTCTGCGGGGCAACGTGCGAAGGAGGGTTCTGCTCCTGCCGTTCGCTCCAGATCTACATCCCCGACGGGAGCCGGATCTGTAACGTGTGCGCCGTACGGCAAGAAGTCTGCGGCGGCATCAAGTGCGGCGGCGAGTTCATGTTGATCGAGACCCTCTGCGTGACGAAGGGCGAGGAAGCGGTCATTCCCTACCTCGTGTTCGACCTCTACTCTTCGTGCCAGTACGTCGGGAGGAAGGTCTACCCGATGTGGGAACCCTCCATCGATCAACCCAACAAGGTGGGGATCGATATTTACGATGGATTCGTACGGCTGGAGAAGAAGATCGAGTGGCCCGTCTGTATCGACAACGCCATCGTGACGGTGTGCTTCGAGAT